GTTTGTATGAGAAATCAAAACCGGGTTGTGCCTATTATATATGCTCACCATCCGGTAAAGAATTATTTCCATTTATTAATACTTTAAAATCATTAAATATATGGAGGCACACTTTAGTCTGGGTAAAAGATAGTTTTGTCATGGGCAGATCTGATTATCATTACAGACATGAAGTTGTTTTATATGGTTGGAAAGAAGGTGCCGCTCATAAATGGGTTGGTGATCGCAAACAAGACACTGTTTTGGAATTTGAAAGGCCTAAAAGATCAGAAGAACATCCAACAATGAAACCAATTAAATTAATAACAAAAATGTTAAGCAATAGCACCAATGAAAACGATTTAATTTGCGACCCGTTTGGAGGATCTGGATCGACTTTATTGGCGGCTGAACAAATTAATAGACAAGCATATTTATGCGAGATAAATCCAAAATATTGTGCGGTCACAATTTCAAGGTGGCAAAATTTGACAGGTGAAAAGGCTGTTTTAATAAATGATTGAACTTCTACCACCCGAATTTAAATTATTACATAAATCAATAATTAAACGATTCAATAGAAAATTAACAGAGGTTGAAGAAAAAACTATTGAAATGTTGTGCTGGTCTGCGTATTTACACCAAACCGCAACAAAAACAATATTAGATACAGGCATTTTAGTTAAATCACCAAGAGGTGCGATTATTCACCCATTAGTCAAAGTCGCAAAAGATGAGGCTGAAACATTTATGCGTTTATCTAATCAATTACAATTAAGACCGACTGAAGGGAATGAGTCTTTTGATTTATGGGACAAACTAGCAAAAGAAATAATGAAGTAGTTACTCTAATACCGCCTAGATGGGGTACTCCTAGAAATAAAAAAAGAAAAACTATGGGTGCCGCTTTAGCGGAAGTAGCCAAAGCGATGGGTTTTGATTTATTTCCGTGGCAAAGACATGTTGTTGATATTGCGATGGAATATAAAGCCAACCAATATGTTTATCGTACTTGCGGTGTTGCCGTTGGCAGACAAAATGGTAAAAGTAGCCTTGTTTCAACCAGAATTGCTTTTGAGGCAATTCATCCAAAACATAAAATTGCTTATACTGCTCAAGACAGAAATATGGCAAGAGCCAAATGGGAAGAACATGTAGAAATAATGATGCAAAGCCCGTTTAAAAGTAAAATTAAACATGTAGTTCGTACAAATGGCAATGAGCATGTCATATTTAAAAATGGTTCCACTTATCAAATTACAACTCCCAATAATAAAGGTGGAAGAGGTTCCAGTCTTGATTTAGTTGTTATTGACGAAGCATTAACTCACGACTTAAGTTTGATTGGTGCTTTACAACCCACATTAGCAACTAAACCAAACGGCCAGTTATGGATTTTAAGTAACGCTGGTGATGAACGATCCACATTGCTTGCTCATTATAGAAACTTGGCTCATAGTCAATTATCCGGGGCAGAGTATAAATTGGCTTGGTTTGAATGGTCACCGCATACAGATAAATTCGATCATTTAGATGAATTAATTTGGCGGCAAGCAATTCCTTCTTTGGGACAGAAAAAAGGTGTTACATTAGAAGCGGTGAGGGAAGCGGCAAACACAAACTCTCCAGAAATATTCACAAGAGAGTGGTTAAATGTTTGGGCTGCACGAGAAGCAACGCAAGTTATACAAACCGAACAATGGGATCAACTATTAAGAAGTGATGTGATTATTGGCGATCAAATAACTTTAGGTGTAGATATGACCAGAGAAAGAGATCGTGCGGCGATTGCGGCATGTGGTCATGTTTCCGGTTTAAATCCAGTTGAAATAGTAGATTTGAGAGATGGAGTTGCTTGGTTACAACCAAGACTGATTGAAGTTGCTAAAAAATGGAATGCGACAGTAGTTATTGACACCGGTAGTCCAGCCGCATCTTTAATTGGTTATTTGGAATTGGCAGGAATTAAAGTTTTGTCCATAGGATTACAAGAATACGCTAGAGCGTGTGGTAATTTTTATGATGCCGTTCAAGCACAGACAATAAGTCATTTAGGCGATGATAATTTAAGAGAAGCAATTATTGGTAGTGCAAAAAGACCATTAGGGGATGCTTGGGCGTGGAACAGAAGATCTACAACGAACATAACCCCATTAGTTGCCGCAACTTTGGCTCATTACGGGATGACAAATTTACCAGTAGACATACCAATTATGAGGAGTAAAATTTACTAATGAAATATCTACCACTATTAATACAGTTGTTAGGTTCTATCTTAATTGTTGCAGGTGTCGCTACATATCAATTGCCATTAGCGGTAATATTAGGCGGCATATTTTGTGTGGCATTTGGAATTGCATCAGAAAATCGAGGTAAGTAATGCTTGGCCGATTACTAAAAAGACAAATTCAACCTTCAATGGTTTATACATCGCAGGGTTATGTAGATTCACTTGGTCGGGTTGGTCGCTTCTTTGAAGGTAATTGGTCTGGAACTTATGTAGATGATAAAACCGCTTTAGGTATTCCGGCGATTTATCGTGGAGTTACCTTAATCGCAGATGCGATAGGTGCATTGCCACTATGTGCCTATCGTAATGATCGTGAAGTAAAACCAACGCCACAAATATTGATGCGGCCAAATCCGGCTGAAACACGCATGGAAACAATTTCTGCGATGGCCGCATCTCTCATAATTCATGGGAATTACATTGCAGTATTGGGCGAACTAGGTGCTAATGGATTACCTGAAAGTATTTACCCTGTCGCACCCGATCGTGTTCAAGTATCAAAAGATAATGGGCGAATTGTTTATCGTATTGATGAAAAAATTTATGATGCCTCAGAAATTATGCATATCAAAAACTTTACATTACCTGGTGATTTAGTCGGTCGAGGTATTTTGGCAATGACAAAACAATCACTTGGAAAACAAATTGCTATTAACGAATACGCATCACGATATTTTGATGGCGGTGTAAATCCGACAGCAGTTATTAAATCTCAAAATCCGGATTTAACTCAAGAAGAAGCCGATGCATTAAAAGCCGGATGGATGGCTATGTATTCATCTCGCAATCGCTCACCTGTGGTTTTGAACTCCAGTACCGATTTTGAAGTGTTATCAAGTAATGCGGCAGAATCTCAATTAGTTGAGGCACAATTAGCAAGCCTTACTGAAGCCGCCAATATTCTCGGATTACCGCCATACTTTCTTGGATCACCTAATACCAGTAGAACTTATAGCAATGTTGAACAAGAAAATTTACAATTAGTAAAATGGTCTATTCAACCTATTGCCGAAAGAATTGAAGCGGCATTTAGTGATTTATTGGTGAGAGGCCAAACAGCCGCCTTCAAATATGAATCATTATTGAAGCCGGATACTGCAAGCCGTTACGCCGCTTATCAAACGGCTCTTTCGGCTGGATTCTTAACAGTAGATGAAGTTAGAAATAAAGAAATGCTTGATCCAATAATGTCAGATGATTCCGAGGATGCTTATCCTGAAGATACGCAACCGGATGTAAGTGAGGATATAACAGAGGATAGTATCGATGAGTAACATTGAAAATCGTAATTACGAAGTAAATCTTGAATTAAGGCAAGAAGGCGATGGCCGTACAATTTTTGGTATTGCCGTGCCATATAACAAAGAACAAAGAATTGGTGATAACTTAATTGAAGTATTTCGTAAAGGTGCTTTTGCAGATGTAATCAAAGCCGCTCATCGAGTTAAATTATTACGAGGACATGGCGAAAACAATGTTCTAGGTCGAGCGACTTTACTTCGTGAAACCGAGGATGGTTTGTATGCTGAATTTAAGGTAAGCAAAACTAGAGAAGGCGATGAGGCTTTAGAATTGGTAAAAGACGGAGCATTAGATCAACTTTCAATTGGATTTATGCCAATTAAAAATAAAAAGCGTGAAGATGGTGTTTTGGAAAGATTAAAAGCACATTTAGCGGAAGTAAGTTTAGTCACTTTTGGGGCTTATGGTGAATTAGCAAGCGTGGCCGGAGTAAGAGAAGGCCAACCAATTGCTACACCTAGATTAGATGAAGCAAAGAAGATATTTGATGCCATACAGCGTAGTAGATAATCATGAGGACTGCGAAGGCTTTGCAGTTGTAAAAGATGCCACAAATGAATTGATGGGTTGCCATAAAACCAAAGCACAGGCCGAGGCACAATTAACAGCAATTAACATTTCTGAATATGGTGATAAAAATCGTAAAAAAACAAATTTAGAAATTGCTTACGACATACTAAATAAAATAAAAAAAGAGATATAATCAACCAAAGTCGTAGAACACCCAAACCCACAATCGTGGCGGTTTGCACCTTCTCACTCATTAAACCTACAAAATTGGAGAAATATGTCTAACTCATTCTTGACTTCTCTGCGTGAGAAGCGTGAATCAAAGACTTCACTCATCCAATCCACATTAGATCGTGCGGCCGAAGAAGCCCGTGATCTAAGCGAGATCGAATTGGCCAATGTTGAAGCATTGAACCTAGAGATTAAGAAGTTGGATGAGCGTATTGAGCAGATGTCAGATATTGAACTTCGCAACCAAAAGGCCGCAGATTTGGCCGCTAAGGTAGATGCGAAGGCTGAGCCAAAGAAGGAAGTTCGTGCTGGTACATTCATTGTTACCAAAGAAGAACAAACCTATTCACAGCGTTCAGAAAATGACTTCTTGACCGATGCAATTAAGTCTTATTACAAAGTTGATAGCGATGCATCCGAAAGAATTGCACGCCATCAAAAAGAAATGGTCGTAGAAAAAAGAGCAGTAAGCACATCATCATTTGGTGGCTTAGTTGTTCCACAATATCTAGTTGATTTGTATGCACCATTGGCAAGAGCAGGCCGGCCATTCGCCGATGCCGCACGCAAGCACACTTTGCCTGCACAGGGTATGTCAGTAGTAATCTCTAAGATTAATACTGGTACAACTACTGCTTATCAGACATCTCAAAATACTGCCGCAGTATCTCAAGATATTGCAGATACTACTTTGACAGTTGATGTCAATACAATCGCTGGCCAACAGTCAGTATCAAAGCAAGCATTACTTCGTGGATATAACATCGAGCAAGTTGTATTAAGCGATTTGATTCGTGCATATAACACAAAATTAGATGATGCATTGATTAATGGATCAGGATCAAATGGTCAGCCATTAGGTCTATCAACTATGACTTCGGGAATTACTGTAACTTACACAGCAACTACCGGAACAGTTGCAGGTTTGTATCCAAAGATTGCAGATGCAATTCAACAAATTCAAAGCAATGTGTTCGTAAATCCAAATGCAGTTATTATGCACCCACGCCGTCTAGGATTCTTCCTAGCAGGTGTTGATGGAAATAACCGCCCATTGGTAGTACCACAGGCTTACAACCCACAAAATGCAATGGGTACAGGTAATGGAGTGCCACAATATGGCAATTCCGGTTACTCAATTCTTGGCCTACCAATTATTGTTGATGCAAACATTTCAACAACAAAAGGTGCGGCAACAAATCAAGATGAAATCTATGTCGTTGATCTAAACGAGTGTCATCTATGGGAAGAGTCAAATGCTCCTACCTATGTGACATTTGAAGAGCCAAATGGCAAAGTAGCATTGAATATCGTTCTATTCGGAATGTCCGCATTCACCGCAGAGCGTTATCCAAAAGCCGTAGCGAAAATCGGCGGAACTGGATTGGCAACTCCGTCATTCTAGTTTGAAGCATTGTTAGGGCTTGCTACCCTTCCAGCAAGCCCTAACATTCAAACCATGATTGGTTTATATTGAAAGGATTGTTCGTGTCCAACGATTCAAGAGGTAGAGGCCAATCATGGCTATAACCAATGGATATGCAACACTTGCAGAGATAAAGGCTTATCTCTCTATCAGCGATTCAACCGATGATACTTTGCTGGAATCATTAATTGAATCAGCATCACGCTCAATTGATCGCATAGCAAACAGAAGATTTTATTTAGACTCATCCGCATCTGCTAGAAAATATCGTGCATATTCCGATGTTTTTGTTTATGTAGATGACATTGGTACAACATCCGGCCTTATTGTTGCCGTAGATGAAAATGGCAATGGTACTTACACAAAAACTTTAACTTTAGATACTGATTACATTCTTGATCCATTAACTGCATCAAGTTTAGGCAGACCATTTACTCAATTAACAATGGTTTCAAATACTGAAATGTGGCCTATATTTCCAGGCATAACACAAAATGGATTACGGCCTGGAGTACAAGTAACTGCTAAATGGGGCTGGCCATCTGTACCGGATGACATCAATATGGCTTGTTTAATTTTGACTGCCGATTTGTATAAGAGAAAAGATGCTCCAGGCGGAATTTTAGGATTAGGCGATTTAGGTGCAATAAGAATGTCACCCATTGGTCGAGATGTAACAGCGATGGTTAGAGCCTATCGCAAAGAAGTATTGGCATGACACCCAGCACAGTTAGAACAAATCTTAAAACTAGATTACAAACTATTACTGGTTTAAGAGTTTTAGATTATGTGCCGGACTCGGCCAATATTCCAACAAATAATGCTTTTGCCGTAGTTGGTCAATTAAATATGAATTATGACTTTACAATTGCAAGAGGTTACGATCAAGCAACCTGCACTATAACAATTGTTGTTGGAAGAATGTCAGAAAAAGATGGACAATCTAGGCTTGATGGATTATTAGCATCAACAGGTAACACATCAGTGAAAACCGCAATTGAAGGCGATAAAACTTTGGCTGGTGCTGTTCAAACATTAAGAGTGGTGTCCGCAACTGCTGGCACACTTTCTTCCGCTAATATTGACTACCTAAGTTATCAATATTTAGTTGAA